GTATTGCTGAAAGAAGCAGCAGCAGCACCAGTAAGAGCGGCAAATCGTGTCTCATAAGATCCCGCGATTGATTGCGCAATACGGAATGGATCAATATCAGCACCGCCGAAACCAGTCATAGACGCAAGGTCTGACATTTCGTAGATGATGTATTGACGAGCAGCTACAAGATCGGCATTGTTGATAGTCAAGCTTGTAGTGTTTGCGGACTCGTCGGAGATCTCATTTGAAGCGGCAGCCATGCTGTCGTATCCGTCAAGACCGGCAAGACGAACACGCACTGTATCGCTTCCAGTGCCGTTTATTGAGCCCTGATAGCTTAAAAGACCAGTATTGCGGAGGTTAGCGTTGTCCTTCAGAAGAAGGTTAATTTCTTGGGAGATCATCGCAGAAAGACGGAGGATGTTCTCCATATTGGAAAATCGAATTGGATCGACTGTGGCCATGGTAGCACCTTATTGTTAGAGTGAGAATAGTGTCAGATAGCACTTTGAGACTTTTCTGCTGTTACCGGTGCGACCGTATCTCCTCTGCTGTCTCACATATTATATCATAATCTCAGAAGGTGCAACAGTGATAGATATTTTTGCAAAGTGGATCGATGGGAAAATCGTATGTGTTCCCAAGAAGAAGAGAGGAATGTCGAAAGGCGAGTATATTCGTGCCGCGTCTGCTGCTCTGGAGCTCAACGTAGCTTCATACCCGACCCTTTCTTGTCGAGAGCTTTCTTCGCTTTCTGGTATAGATCTAGATCTGGCCCTTTCGTTACTGTGTTCCCCTTCTGGAGAAAAGAATACACCCGAGCCCGAGCCCATTGTGCCTGACTCGCTCCGGGACGATGACCGACAGCCCAGGCAGCTAAGCCTTTTTTGTATACCTGATCGATAATACCCTTCGGGATACCTGTCACTTTCGACACTCCCCGAATAAATCGATCTTGCTGTGATCCTGTCTCCATCTTCGCAGTCGCTTCTCGGATCTCTTCGCGCATCTTCGCAGCAGAGAGAGTATATCGAGATGGTCGGGTCTCCTTTGTGTCTCCTGGTAGCGGCTTGAATCGAGCGGAGCCGGTTCTCTTTCCAGAGACTCGTTTTCTGATCTCTGCTTTGCGTCTCGCTGCTGTGCTATCTCCGAGACCAGACGTGTATTTTTTCGGGACTTTTTGCGCCATAATAACCTCGTAAAAAAAAGGGGAGAGGATGCGCATCCTCTCCCCATGATCAGAAGATGATCAGTCGTGGAAGAACTAGTACCAGTACCAGATGATCAGTCCGTCCTGGTCAGCCAAAGCAGATCCGAAGGTCAAACGAGCAACGCCACCAGAGCCGCCATTGGCAGAGACAGAGTACTCGTCTTCGTCGGCTGGAGTGTCTCCGAGTGCTGTCATGTTGCGAAGGTTCAGACCATTCTTGAATACAAGAACAGAGTTGATCGAGTTACTTGGCAATGTTTGCGCCAGGTCGATAGTGGTAGTGGAAGAACCGGAGATTTGCGCTCCTTCCTGTGCGAAGGTGATTCCCAACTTGACAGCAGTCACAGAAGAAGAAGCAAGTTTCGCAGCAGTAACACCAGAATCCGCGAGAGCTGTGGTTCCAACAGCACCCGCGGCAATCTTCGCAGAAGTAACCGCAGAAGCAGCGAGCTTATCAGAAGAGACAGCAGAAGAGGCAATCTTCGCAGAAGAGACAGAACCATCGACCAATTGACTGGTATCGACAGAATCAGAGGCTAGCTTCTGATTGGTGACTGCTCCGTCTGCGATCTTTACTGTGGAAACAGAAGAAGAGGCAAGTTTCGCAGCAGTGATCGCAGTGTCTACGATCTTTGCTGTGCTGATGGCATTGGCTGCGACCTTGGCTTCGACAACGGCACCAGAGGCCAAAGCAACAGAACCGACAGAGCCGTCGATAAGCTCATTGGCTCCGACACTATCGTCTGCCATCTTGGCATTTGTGATACTGTTATCGGCAATCTTGGCAGAAGATACTGCAGAGTCTGCGATCTTGGCGCTGGTGACTGCTCCGTCTGCGATCTTGGCTGTTGATACTCCCGCGTCTGCGATCGAGATCTGGTCGCCATTTTTCTCGAGACCACCAGAGACTGTTACCTGTCCGAGACCGGTGAATCTTTGGAACGCGATAGAATCGACGCCGAGACTGGGCGCTGTATCGTTGATACAAACGAAGCCTTGATCTTCGAAGGTGTTACCTTCTTGAGCGAACAAGAAAGCACCAGGATAGTCGTCTCCTGCGTCCATGTCTGTAGCGCGAGACATAGAAGAACCGCTGCTGGTATAGCTGTAAACGCCGTTTTCGGTGTCGTCTGTCTGGCCGAATAGAAGGACTCTATCGCCGTTGCTCATGGTGATTCCGTCGATGGTAGCAGGGAGGCTGCTGATATCTACGTTGCTATTGGAAGCAACTCGGACGTTTTCCTTTACAGAGAGTCCAGCCGCGACAGAGTCGACATAGCTCTTATTTGTTACGTCGTTGCTGTTGCTCGGAGTTCCGACTTGCAAAGTCCCAGAAGAGAAATCGTAAGTATCGGTCAGATCGAGTTTGCTGGCGTCTACTGCGTCTGCTGCGATCTTTGCTGTGGTGACTGCTCCGTCGTTGATCTTGGCAGTCTCTACGGCACTGGAGGCCAACTTGGCAGCTGTGACTGCTGCGTCGTTCAGCTTGGCAGAAGTAACGGCCAAAGAACCGAGAGCAGAAGTGTCTACTGCTCCTGCCGCCAGTTTTGCAGACGTGATTGCTGCGTCGTTGATCTTCGCAGTTTCGACAGCAGAAGCGCCGAGTTTCGCGGCTGTGACTGCTGCGTCGTTGATTGCTGCGGTCAATACAGCAGAAGCGCCGATTTTGGCACTGGTGATAGATCCGTCTGCGAGTTTGGCAGCTGTGACGGCATTGGATGCGAGTTTGGCAGCGACGATAGCCGAGTCGAGTATCTGCGTACCTTTAATTTGAACTGAGCCCATGATTTTTACTCCATAGAATAATAGGTTTTAAATTGCAATTTATAGTCTCCGAATCTGTTTTGTCTATATCTCTTCCATTACGATCACGATCGTATCTGACGACGAGTTACTCTGTACAAAAATCGATCGGGCTCTGTTGCGTCCGCGTCCGATTTTGAGAGTCGCCTTCTCGTTCTGAGCAACGAAATATTTATCTGTGGTGAGAGCGACGCCGTCCGTCTGGTCTTGTTGTCCAACATAGAATTTGTGGGACTCTGACGCCAGCGTGACCTGGTTACAATCGTTTGGGATAATGATCTCTGTCGATGTCGTTCCATTGACGGTGAATCTCTTTATTGCTGGGAAAGAGTCACACGATCGATAATCCTGGGCCATTGTATTCTCCTATGATGCTTCGGCGACATAATCGATCGTTATATAGTCTCCTGTTTCGGGAGTAAACGATGTTGTAAATGTCGTGCTGTTGTATTCGTCGAAGGTCTCACCTTCTACCTGTCGGACTCCATTATAATAGACCCGAAGAGATCCTGCTTGATATTCTTCGGGTACTGTGAAGGACGTATTCGAACCGGTAATTTGCGATGATAGATCCGCTTGTTTCATGTCTCCTCCTGCTCCTGTCTCGTTTATAAAAAAAGCAAATCGAAACATGTTACAACTCTTCGAGCACGATCGATACTTCGGCGTTACCTGTCTTCGATGCAACGAAGATAGACTCTGGTCTGTTCTTGCCTCGTCCTATTCGCAGAACGATATAATTACTCTGTGGTACTGTCATCTTATTCGATGGAATAGAGCCTCCGTCTGTGGCTCCATTTCGACATACATAGATTTCTTTTCCTGTGGCTCCGAGACTGATCTGCGTAGCCGAGGAAGGAAGTAATATCTCTGTGACTGCTGCGTCTCCTGCTGTAAAGTTGTAGAAAGCAGGATAGACGTTTAACGATCGAAGGTCTTCGCTCATGATTGCCGCCTATTTCGGTTTTGCCATGCTGCGCGGACTTTATCCCGGTTCGCTGCATAGAAGTCTGGATCTTTGAGAGCACGATCCAAAAAGCCAGGAGAATCTGGTGCTGGGATTGCTCCGACATTCGCCCTGGGAGCTTCTGCCATGCCCAAAGACTCGATCTGTGATCTTTCTGTGTTCTCGTATCCAGTCTGTTCTGGTTGTTGCTGTTGCTGTGGTGCTGTTGTTTCGTCCGCTAGCATCTTCAGAGCCTGTAGATGTGGACGGATGGTGATCGGTGCTTTCTCGGGGTTCTGGACTTGATTGTCCAGCCACTCCGAGAGAGTCAATCTTTCTTTGTCTGTGACTCCCTTCTGTGCTCTCTCGTAGCTCCATTCTATCGCCTCGACAAGATCGGGATCTGTTAAACCATGCTTCGAGATTGATTGGTATCGGTCGAATCTGGATTCTGCTGTTGCCAGTTTGCTCTGCATTTCCTGGAGTTGTTGATTGAGGATGTCGACAGAAGACATCGCCTTCTCTGCTTTGGAGAGTCTTGTCTCTGCTTCCTCGAGTGCCTGCTCTGCGAGTGTCGCTCTTTGTGCGACTTTGGACACTCGCTCTTTTATGATGTTTTCCATTTCGGATTTCAGGACGTAGACGCGTCCATCGTTTTCTATTTCGGTCATGTTGTAGTCTCCTTTGTGGTTAAATCGTGTATTGTGCTCGCTCTTGTCTTATTCTCTCGAGTTGCTGCTTCGCTTCGATGGGATCGAGATCCGGATTGAGCATCTGCATGGCATCGACTGGAGAGATCAGTCCGGCGCTTAATTTCTGGATGATGTCTTCTCTTTGTGCTTTCATCTCCTCGGGAGATAGTCCCAGAGGAGTATATACGACTCTATATCCAGTCTCGGGAAGAGACGCACCTAGAAAACGATTGCAGAGCATGGCACACTTTGCGAGCATCTCCTCGTCTGCTCTTCTGAACACGGGAGCATATCGTCTCTGTGCTTCTCGTTGTCCGTCTCTGGAGATGGACAGAGCATATCCGCTTCTCGGGTCTCCGCTCTGGCGCAATACTTCGGAAGATATGCCGGCTGCTGTGGCGACTCGATACTCATACTTCGATATACTCTCGAGGAGCTTCTCGGGATCGGCATAACTGAAGGAGCCGATCAGAGGTTGACCTTGCATGTCTGGATCGGTTTGGAACATAAGGATAGAGCTCGGATCGGTAGAGATCGCAGATCGTCTTCCTGTGAGATCGTTCTCCAATTGAGAGAGTCCGGAGACATGCAACCCGGCTACATACTTCTGGGGCCAGGAGTTGTCGCGGACGCAATGGACATAGAACGAGAACAGAACGGCAGCAGTCAGAGATCCGTATGCAAGTTGGGCAGCGTCGAAAGCATTGAATAACTGTCCTGTTTTCTCGGCATGGTACAAGACGACAGGCAAGAATGGAGAACCGTCTCTTCCTCTGTAGGGATATGCGTCTCCTCTCATGGTCTCATGTCCCATATAGATCTCTGACATATCCTTTCCGATCTCTCCTCCTGGCGTCGCTTCGAACATCCCGAATAATGGATTGTTCTTGTCTCGGATGTCGAGTATATCCCAGACCCAAAGAGGCTCGCCTGTTTCGGGATGCATCCGAAGACGGAGCTCCTGATAATAAAGAGGTATATCGGGAGCATCCGGAGATGCTGCAGCGATCACAAAATCCGGAGACACAGAACGAAAACAGAGACCGGGGACTCTCGCAGTCTCTCCTGGTATATGAGGAGCAACGTCGACACGTACGAACATCTCGCGAATGCCCAGTGTCATCTGTTGTATGCGTTGCATCAATTGAAAATATCCGGCTTTGGTTACATATCCGTCTCTTCCCACCAGAAGAGAAATATCTCCGGAGTCGTTTGTCACATTTGGATCGGAATGGTAGAGCATAGCCAATTGTCTGGTGACCTGCTCGATCGCACAGGAGGACAGATCCGACGGCCCGAGAGCCTCCCTTCTGTCTGTTGGAAGGTGTCGGAGGAGCTCATTCTCGAGATCCTGCTCCCATAGTCCAGTTAATAAACGTCTCCGCAGTGCGGAGTGCTGCCATCGTTCTTCGTCTGTGTTGCTGGGCGCCTGAGGCTTTGCAGGAAGAGAATAATCATTCATCAGAATACCTTAATTTGATGTGGAATATTTGGTCTGTAATCTAGTATCGGAAGGAGTCCATATCGAAGAGCGTCTATCGCGTGTCCGTAGGGATCGCGAGATCTGGCAGACTGTGTTCTCTTCATTGTCCAGGACTGAATCGACTTGACAGTCTTCTCACACTCCGGACGTATCCAGAAATGCTTTCTCGACATTATAGCATGAAGAATCGACGCTCCCACATAAACCGAATGCCTACCTTTTCGGGCTCTGTGTACTGTGAACGGCAGACCGCGCGGAGGATAGCCCAGTATACTCTCGAAAGCTCTCATAAGCATAATGTTACTCATGCGATACTGGTCTCGTCCTCTGTGCTCTCCGTCTCCTGTCCATCTACACAGATTCGGATCGACTCCGTGTTTTTTCAACATCTCCAGTATCGCCTGCGCGTGGTGTTCTGGAGGAGCTTGTCCGGATATGTACTCACCGAGCACGAAGATTCTCGGGTTCTGTGGGTCTCTCATGTCTACGCAGGACAGTATCGCGACCTGGGATCCTGGGTTGCTACCATGGTCAATGCCAACACAGAATCGATAGTCTCCTCCTCTGGGTACTGATTGCGACGAGATCATATCTTCGCTGAAGTTCTCGAAGACGACGCCAATCGGAGCAACGTCGAAAGAACCGTTTATTCTCGCTTCTCTGTCATATGGGAGATATGCCTCTGTGATTTTGTCGATCTGCTCCTGTGACAAGAGATAGCCCTTCGGGAGTCCGATCGGAGTCGTGGCGTCTACTGTGAGCGGGGCCCGATGGGAAGAGATCAATCCTCGTTCGATCATTTCTTTGATATAGGAAACATCGACACCGCCGACGGGAGTCAGGGAGATCGCTACTGTTCCTCTTTTTCCTCCTGCTCCTCCTCGGGAGGTTCTCGCGACGAGCTCGTTGAATGTGGACTGATCGACAGGCTCGTCTATACATACGAGATTTGCTGTCGCGGATGCTAGACCAAGACCCTGATTCGCTGTCTTGATGCGGATGATAGAGCCGTTTCGGAACTTGACCAGAGGAGCGAGTCCTCGGAATCCTTTGCCCCGGACAAACTCGCAATCCGGAGCGAGATCGTCCTTCGGTATCATGTCGTACAGTTTCTGCTGGATGGTTCTCGATTGCTCGTGTGAGTGAGTAATTAACCATGCTTCGATTGGTGGGGGATCTGTCTTGTAATACGGATGTCGACCGAGACAATGATACAGAAGAAGCGCACATGTCGCCATTGTCTTACCGACCTGGTTCCCACCGATGAGAGCTTTTATCGGGGCCTTGTCGGATAGGTAGTCTCTCTGGGGAGGAGTCGGAGAATAGTATCGGAGCGGATCGTGCTGGGATCGCTTCTTCAACCATGATAATCTTTTTGCCATGCTGCAGAGACTCATAATCTACACACTCGACAAGAAATCATCTCATCATCGAAGAGAGATAATTGATTCGTTGCTCCTCTGGGTACTTTACCAGAAGCAAATATTTCTGCCATCTCTCGAAGATTTTTTCCCCATTTATCTTTTTTTGGATTGCGAAATGTGTATCCTGTCTTCTCTTCGAAATATATCCCTTTTTCAAAATATGATCGATTGTCTCGCCAAAGGTAATACCATTCTGATATTTTTTGATAGAAGCATAAAGCACAATCTGTTCTTTTTGGTATCTTGATGTTTTTCTCTTTCAAGTAAGATACAACCTTATCGAGATCCCAGCCCCAAGAACGAAGAGGAAATACAGTCTCGACATTCTCGGAATATATCCCCTTTCTCTCTTCTTCGTCTGCTCGCAAACCGACATAAAGAAAAGGCTTTTCTTTCTGTGTCTTTATATACAAAAGACAAGGCTCTATTTTCAAAAGACGAGTACACCATCTTTGTCGCCAGTTTGGAAGAGCCTCATATGTTTCTATCCAATCATACAGAGATTTATTTTGTATTCTTATGATCTTTTTTCCGAGGATACACTCCAGATTCTCCCAGTGTTGAATCATCTCCGGCAATTCGTCACCTGTTGGAGTGCAGATATAATCGAAGTCTATATCCGGATTTTTTTCTTTCAATGCTATTGCCATTGCTGTCGAGTCTTTCCCACCAGACAGAGCAACGATATGTTTTCTCATCACTTTCTCCGATAGAATATTTCATAACATATAGAGCCGGAGTCCGTATGTTCTTTGCAGTATTCGATCATGCTGATTGTGTTCGATATGTTGCTGATTTCTTCGCATTGTTTCCCGGAGGTCTGGGAGTCTATCCCTCTGGAGTATACGAAGCATGTCATCTCTCGACAGAGGAGAAATCCCTCTTTGCTCTTCGTCTGCTCTGGTGCGCAGATCTCCTTGATGAGATCCAGATCGGTTAGTTGCTTTATGACTTCTTGCTGTGCTTCTGCGACTTCGTCTGTCTGGTCTTGCTGTGGTTGGTTTATGACGATGACAGTCCCACCGATTCCAAGACCGATACCGATGACAGCAGCCAGAATAATCTCTACCATTTTCTTTCTTCCTTGATTCTCTTCAGACATTCATCCCATCCTTCGAGATCGAGATCGAAGGCGAGAATAATCTCGTCTGTCGATAGTGCTCGATCTTTTATGATTGCAGCGATCAGATCATCGACCTCTGCCTCTGTCCTGTGTTCCTTGTATATCATAATTGTGTTTCGGAGTCTTGTCCTTAATTTGTTGAGCTCGTGCACCAGTTCCCAGTGCAAGGTCGATCCAGAGTTGACGCGATCGATAAGATATAGAATCTGTCCTTCTATCCTTTCCTGCTCCTCCGGATCGAACCTGCTCATTTTATCCACCGAATAATTGGTTCTGCTGTGCTTCCTTTCACCCAGACAAACCAGGCAAAGCAGACCGCAGAAGATCGTCCTTTGTATTTCGGATCGTTGTTCTTGTATGTGTTCTGTCTGGATGAGTGGACATATACATATTTCGGCGGATACTTCGCGAACATCTCCTGTCTCTTCTTTCCTTCCAAGAACTGGAGACGGAGATACATGATCACTTTGTCGCCAGGTCTCACAGACTCGAGCGCTTTCTCTATAAACTTCTGCGCGAATCGATACGGAGGATTTGTTATGATGTCTCCGCAAAACTGCAGAGTCGATCGAGTGAAGTCCAGAGTCCAGAGCGCCTCTCCATTTCTCGATATGATGTCTGTGCAGAATACTTTATGTCCTTTCAATCGGAGGTTTTTCGAGATGGCACCATCTCCGCATGCACATTCCCAGACCTGCGAGGATATGGTCTCTCCGTCCTCGTAGAATTTGCGATAGAACAGATCGACAGACTCTGGGTCTGTTGCGTAGAAGTCCTCGTTCTGTCTGTCCTCTTTGGAATGGGAAGAAGATCCGAGCATCTTCTGTATCGATAGATTGGTCTTGCTCATCACGATCCCTTCTTCAGTGCGACGACATTCGAGCCTACTAGACTATGCAGATCGGACTGGACTCTCTGACGAAGTAAAGGAGGCAGAGAGATAATCGTGTTCACAATCTCAGAGAGTAATTGTTCGTCTGTCATTCTCTCGTGTGCGTCGATGGCTCCCTCTTCTGCGTCTAGTGCTCGGAGCTCTTGCATCAGAGATACCAGCTGTCTCTGGAGTGCTGCGTATGCCTGCCACGATCCGCTCTCTTTGGCTTTGTCCATACTTGACCGAAGCTCTGATATCTGCGTCTCGAGAATGTCTCTGTAGTCAAGAAGGTCTCCTGTCTTCTTTGCTTGTTTTGCTTCTGCTGGGATTGTGTGACTTGCGTCGTTTTTGTAACCGAAGCGACGAGACAATAACCATGCTGCTGCCTTCCAATCTTCGTTTGCTGTATTCTGAATCGTGTTGAGACAAGCGATCGCGGACGAGCTCTCCGCTTCTCTGACTTTGAGAGCGAAAGACTTGTATGGTTCTCTTGCTTTGTCTTGCTCTCCTTTTCGAATCCATACATACAATGTATTCCGGACAATGCCTCCGGCTTCGGCTGCGATCGCATATGTCGCGCCGAGTCGAAGAGCCTGGCAGATCCGTTCTGTTCTCTCTTTGGTTATTCGTTTGCTCATGTAGTCTCCGTTTTTTTTGAAAAAAATTAAGGTGTTTCTCTAAAATAGTTCGGTACGCGCAG